CCTTATATACCGGGCTTTGGGTTCTATGGCTTTGGCTTAATCCACTTGGTAGGTGCTTTTGCCAAGTCGGGTACGTCATTGATCCGTCAGTTGGTGGATGCGGGTACGTTATCGAACCTACCCGGGGGATTAAAGTCCCGCGGCCTGAGAGTGAAAGGTGATGACACACCGATTGCACCGGGTGAATTTAGGGATGTGGATGTGCCTTCAGGTTCTATTAGGGACAACATCCTGCCGTTGCCGTACAAAGAGCCGAGTCAGGTTCTTTACCAGTTGCTACAGACGATCGTTCAGGAAGGTCGCCGGTTTGCAGCGACGGCTGATATGCAGATTTCGGACTTGTCCGCGAATACGCCTGTTGGTACGACACTAGCGGTATTGGAGAGAACGCTCAAGGTTATGTCTGCGGTGCAGGCAAGGCTTCACTACTCCATGCGTCAGGAGTTTAAGTTACTTGCAGCAATTATTAGGGACTACGCACCTACTGAATACAACTATGATGTGGATGCACCTGGCGGACGGATGGTCAAGCAGGCTGACTATGACTTGGTGGATGTCATTCCAGTCTCAGATCCTAATGCAACAACACTGGCTCAGCGAGTTACACAGTACCAAGCAGTACTTCAGTTAGCAGCACAGGCCCCTCAGATCTATGACATGCCAGAGTTACATAAGCGCATGTTGGAAGTCTTGGGTATCAAGAACATTGACAAGCTGATTCCTTCTGCCAAGGCAGAGCAGCCACGCGATCCTATTTCGGAGAACATGGCCATACTGACTATGCAGCCTGTTAAGGCATTTATCTATCAAGATCATGAGGCTCATTTAGCTGTCCATACAGCAGCTATACAAGATCCGATGTTACGCCAGCAGGTTCAGCAGAATCCGCAAGGTGGTGTGATGATGGCCGCGGCCATGGCCCATATTAATGAGCATATGGCTTTCTTGTATCGCAAGCAGATCGAGCAGCAACTTGGTGTGCCATTACCGCCGCCTGATCAACCATTACCTGAAGACTTTGAGGTTGAGATTTCAAGGCTTGCCGCCCGCGGGGCTCAGCAGTTGCTACAACAGCATATGGCAGAGGCCCAGCAACAACAGGCTCAGCAGCAAGCACAAGATCCATTAATTCAGATGCAGCAGGCTGAGTTACAGCTTAAGCAGCAGAAGGAGCAAAGAGAAGCGGCCAAGGATCAGGCAGAGATTCAGTTGAAACAGCAAGCGCAAAGCCAGAAAGTCATGTTGGAGCAAGAGCGTATTGCAAGCATGAACAGGATTGCTGAGCAGAATATAGCGGCCAAGATGATTGATAAGGCGGCGGATATTCAGCGCGATCAGTCTTTAGCGAGGATGGGTAAATGAATTACGCCGAGGCTGTAGAGCTAGAGATAGATAAGCAGATTAAGTATTTAGAAGGACAACTCTCGCAAGGGAGCATGAAGAGTTTTGAGGAGTACAAATTCGTCTGCGGCCAGATTCAAGGTCTTTTGGTCGCAAGGCGCATTAACGAAGACCTTGCCAATCGAATGAAGGAATACGATGACTGATATTACTGAGGACACTCAGCCGGAAGCTACGCAACTCCCAGAGCCCACGGGTTATAGGATGTTATGCGCTTTACCAGAGGTAGAGGATAAATTTGCCAATGGTTTATTCAAGCCTGATTCGCTTGCAAAAATTGAAGAGTTCAGCACCGTCGTTTTATTCGTATTAAAGATGGGACCGGATTGCTATAAGGATGCAGCAAAGTTTCCAACGGGTCCATGGTGTAAGGAAGGTGATTTTGTATTGGTACGTGCTTATTCAGGTACGCGATTCAAGATCCATGGTCGTGAGTTTCGACTGATCAATGACGACACGATCGAAGGTGTTGTTCAAGATCCTCGTGGTTATAGCCGCGCATAAGGGGTATTTATGAGTGAAGAGAGAATTGAAGTAGAAGTCGAGGGTGAGACAGAGATCGAGATTGTTGACGATCGCCCCGAGGCAGATAGGAATGCGACGCCATTAAAGGGGGATCCATCTGAGATACCTGACGATGAGATTAAACAGTACTCAGATAATGTAAAGAAGCGTATTCAGCATCTGAAGCATGGGTATCACGATGAGCGCAGAGCCAAGGAAGAGGCGCAGCGTGAGCGTGAAGCGGCTATTGCTTATGCAAAACAGATTGCTGATGAGAATGCCAAGCTGAAAGAGAAACTTACTTCTGGTGAAAGCACGTTAATTAAGACGATGCAATTTGCCACGGATAAGGAAGTAGCCGAGGCAGAGCGTAGTTATAAAGAAGCACTGGATAGCCAAGAATCTGACAGGATATTGGCTGCTCAGAAGGCATTAAATGTGGCCATGTTGAAGGCTGATCGGGTTAAAAACTTCAAACCCGCTGCGCCTGAACCAACGCCAGAGTTGCCACAGCAACAAAACCCTGCTTATAATGTTCGTCAGGAGTCTTATCAAGACCGCAAAGCAGAAACCTGGAAGGCCAATAATAAGTGGTTTGGTCAGTCGGGTGAGCCTGGGGTAGATGATGAGATGACGTTTTTTGCCATGGGCCTGCATAAAAAGCTTACTCGGGAAAATGGCGAACATTACGCATTAACGGATGAGTATTACGAGAAGATCAATTCTCGCGTAAGGGAGAAATTCCCTGAGTACTTTGGCGATCGGGAGCCGCCAGGGGAAAAATCAAAGCCTCCTGCTTCGGTGGTCGCCCCGGCAACGCGCAGCTCGCCACCTAAAAAACTGAAGCTGACAACCTCAGAAGCTAATACGGCTAAGAGGCTTGGAGTTCCGCTTGAAAAATACGCCATGGAATTGGCAAAACTACGCATGGAAGGAAAGTTATGAGCCGCGAATCCAGAGAAGCACAGACCCGTGAAACCACGGAACGTCCGAAGCAATGGAAGCCGCCCAGCTCATTGCCTGATCCTCTCCCGCGTGATGGTTGGAGACATCGTTGGGTGCGTACCGCAACACTGGGTCAGTCCGACGCAAGGAATGTAGCTAGCCGTCATCAGGATGGGTTTGAACCATGCAAGTGGGAAGACTATCCCGAAGTAACCCGAGCCCTGCTCGCAACCGGCGCTCAAAACGGAAATATTGAGATTGGTGGATTAATGTTGTGCCGCGCTCCCGTGGAGATGGTGGATCAGCGTAATACGCATTACCTGAAACAAGCCAACGACTGGATGAAGAGTGTGGACAGCAATTTCATGCGCGAAAATGACCCACGGATGCCACTGTTTAATGACAGACGCACTGAGGTCAAATTCGGTAAGAGATAACCTTTAATTGGAGTAAAGCAATGGCTTACCCGACGATTTCAGGCCCCTATGGTCTGCGCCCGGTCAATTTGATCGGCGGTCAGGTGTTTGCCGGAGCCACTCGTCAGCGCCGGATCGTAAACTCCAGCGCATCGAGCATTGGTTTTGGTGACCCTGTTAAGTTTGATAGCAATGGTTGTGTTGTGGTTTGCACGGAAACCAACGCCGCCCCGACCACTGGTTTTGCTGGTGTGTTTATGGGATGTACGTTTGTTTCGTCTGTGACTGGCCAGCCTACCTTCTCGCAAGCATGGATTTCTGGTACTTCCGTAGCAAGCAACACGTATATCGTTGCTTATGTATGTGAAGACCCAGATCAGTTGTTCCAGATTTGCGGCGTTAGTGGCACCACGGTTGTTTCGACATCTTCTGGGTTCCAGTACACCGACATCGGTCTGAACGTAGAGATGGTTGCAAACACGCTGAACACCACGACCAAGGATTCGCGTTATGCGGCATTGATTACTGGAGCGGCAACGACTTCCAGCTTGCCTTTGCGAATCGTGGACGTTGTGCCTGACACAGCATTCACTTCTAGCAGCACGGTCTATTACCCGGAAATTATTGTCAAGTTCAATGCACCTTATGTGAACTCTGGCGTAGTAACCGGCGGCCATGCTTACAACAACCCAGTCGGACTGTGATAGGGAGCTAACATGGCCATTTCACGCGCACAACTACTGAAAGAGCTGCTCCCGGGGCTTAACGCACTGTTCGGTCTTGAGTATGCTCGCTACGGCGAAGAGCACAAAGAAATCTACGAAACCGAGACTTCTGAGCGCTCATTTGAAGAGGAAACCAAGCTGTCTGGATTCTCGGCCGCACCGGTCAAGAACGAAGGCTCTGCAATTGCTTATGACAATGCGCAGGAAGCTTGGACGGCTCGCTACACCCACGAAACAATCGCCATGGGTTTCTCGATTACCGAAGAGGCAATCGAAGACAACCTGTACGATTCGCTCAGCTCACGTTATACCAAGGCACTTGCTCGCGCCATGGCATACACGAAGCAGGTGAAAGCAGCAGCCGTGTTGAACAACGGATGGGCATCTACCGTTACATACGGTGACGGCCAGCCCCTGTTCTCCATTTCGCACCCACTGGTGTCCGGTGGCGTTAACAGCAACACGCCCGCGACCCAAGCAGACTTGAACGAGACTTCGTTGGAAAACGCAGTCATTCAAATCGCAGCTTGGACCGACGAACGTGATCTGTTGATCGCAGCTCGCCCACGCAAGCTCATCGTTCCTCCTAACCTCCAGTTCGTGGCAACGCGTCTGTTGGAAACCGAACTCCGTGTCGGCACCAACAACAACGACATCAACGCCATCAAGAACAACGGTTCGATCCCAGAAGGCTATACGATCAACCACTTCTTGACCGACACGAACGGCTGGTTCCTCACCACCGATGTACCCAACGGATTGAAGCACTTCGTGCGGACACCGATGAGTACTGGAATGGATGGAGACTTCGATACCGGTAACGTAAGATATAAAGCAAGGGAGCGTTATTCCTTTGGCGTATCAGATCCTTTAGGGATTTTTGGTAGCCAGGGTGCGTAAGTAATTACGCTCTAACAAGAAAGGGGGTGCATAACCCCCTTTTTTGTTGTATGCTAAGCGCACTAGGGTTCTTACCTGTACCGACTGACCTAGCAGACTTTGTAGAGACGGTATGGGGATGCGCTACAACGCGGAGTTATCATGGCTATTTCTACCTTTGACGGCCCAGTCCGTTCGCTTGGCGGTATCTATCAGCAGGGTCCGTCTACCATTGTTGAGATCACTTCCAGCACTACATTGAATCCTGTGGCCCATGCTGGCCGCATTATTTCCGTTGGTGGCACACTTGCTGCTGATGTAACGCTGACACTTCCAGCTATCAACACATCTGCCAATGCATCTTCGTCCGGTCCGGGCAATGATCCCAATACGGCTAACAACGAAGGTGTGGTCTACACCATTTGGGTGCCCACAACCATCGCCACCTCTTCGTTGAAGATTGGTACGGATGGCACTGACAAGTTTGTCGGTACGATCCTTGGCGTGGATACTGATTCTTCCAATGCGCTTGTAGCTTATACGGCCGGTGCAAGCGATGACTTCATTAACTTTAATGGCGGAACGACCGGTGGCGTTGCAGGCTCATGGGTCCAGATCGTTGCGATTGCAGCCAATAAGTACATGGTCAACGGTATTGCGCTTGGCTCTGGCACAGTAGCCACACCATTCGCAACTGCCTAATAGGAGTGTCTTATGGACACAGACGTTCTAGGCAAGTCTCTTGCTGCGTCTGGTGATGTCACGACAACGCCGACCCGTGTTCGCGGGTTGGTTGTTGAGCCTGGCACATCAACAGGCAGTGTTGAGATCAAAGACGGTGGCTCAAGCGGAACAAGCAAATTTGTAATTAATACAGTTGCTAACGGGGAAACCTTCTCCGTGCTTATTCCTGCTAACGGGGTTTGGTGCAAAACAAGCGCCTATGCAACCCTATCCAACGCAAAAGTCACGGTGTTTTATGGCTAAGACGCCAGCTTGGCAGCGCAAAGAAGGAAAGAACCCGTCCGGTGGTTTGAACGCCAAAGGGCGGGCTTCTTATAACGCAGCCAATCCTGACAAACCGGGTCTTAAAGCTCCTCAACCAGAGGGCGGATCACGTAAGAAATCATTCTGCGCCAGAATGGAAGGGATGAAAAAGAAGCTTACGTCGGCCAAGACAGCCAAAGATCCAAAT